CCTTGAGGGACAGGCCACAAAACCAAGGTTGTATTGTCTTTTAATCTAGTTAATCTGTGTAGTTCTTCTGGGACTTCTCTACCGTTAATAAATGCAGCAACGGGAGCGCCACCAGAGATTTCGTAGATGCTTTGATTAGCAGCTACGTCTGCGTAAACCCATTCAGGCTTTAGAGGATGTTTGCTTGCTTGTACAGTAACGCTCAACTGTTAAACCCCTTGTACCTGTAGAAACCTTCTACCCGGCTTTTCCACCGAATACCTGTATAATCTTCTATGCAAGAAGTCCCGCCGTTGTAAGCGTGTAGCATCTGACCCGGCTCAACGATAACTCCTATGTGAAAAGGCCGCCCTCTAATCACAACCACATCACCTTCTTGTGGATCGTATACTTGCTCTGTCATCTCAACCATTTTTTGTTGTACCCGAGCAGTGCGATCCTTATTCTGTGCTTCTTCCAGCCCTTCGTCTTGTTTTCCTAAATCAACCCCGTATGCACCTTCAAAGACTTTTGCTACTAGACGAAAGCAACCGTGCGGAGGCTCGTATTCCACTCCCACGAAAGGTCTGTATTTAGCTAGAGACATTAGATGGTGCAAATTGTCCTGATGGGAACGCGTCGTTAAGTGCGCCTTTTAGGAATGAAGCCCTGACTTTAACTTGAGTTGCTGAGTCGGCTGTCATAGAGTCAAACTCAAACTTAACCGGGCCAAATTCTATTGTGTCGGGTGAGTCAGACAGTACAATCTCGTATACAACCTGTGCGCGTTCACGCTTACCTGCAAGTTCTCTTAGAGCCTGAACTACTCTTTGGTCAACTGCATCACCAGTAATATCAATAGCAGGTGGCCTGTCTTGTACTTGCGTTGAAGCAGAGACTTGAAAAGGGAACCTAAGAAAAGTGCCTGATGCCCTAACTAGGTCTTGTGTGTCATTGACTATTCTGATGGTATCTATATCTGAGTGGCTGATTGTCAAGCACTCAAGAAATACTTTCTCAGTAGCAGACGATAGGACAGCTTGTAACGCACCTTGTGACAATGCCATTACGGTATGATCTCCAAGTTCAGTTTGACAGTGTAAACCTCTCCTGAAGCGACAGAGATGCTAAAAGGACTATCTGCTACAAACCTGACCGTCGCTGCTTCTTCTGTGATAGGGTGAACCCAGTCAAACTCTAGGCTACCCATAGCCAGTGTATTCTTCCAGAAAGCAAGTAAAGTGGAATATTGGTCTTTGTCTAAGTACATTTGACCAGAGAAAGGCTCCACTGCTGCTGTAAAACGTCTACGCTGGAAAGGTTTGCCGAACTCCATGTCTGTACGAATAGAGCCTGTTGGAGCCTGATATTGAAAGCCTTGCTGATGAAGTCTTTGCGGAAGTGATGCGGGCCAGTTTGCCATAGTTAGAATTGCCCTTGTCTTGCTGCACCGTGACGACGGAAGACACCATCAAGTTGACCTTGACCGTCTAATCTTTCGATGCTTGATTTAACCATAACATCAACAGTCTGTTCACCATTCGGGCCACGGCGTGAGCTTTGTTGCCGCGCCTCTAATCTCTCGCCACCTTGGTTGATGATCTTTACAGTAACGTCTCCGCCACCACCCATTTCAGTGTTAGGTATGATTCGACCATCTTGTCCCGGAACAAACATCTCAGGGCCACGCTCACCGACAATAGCAGCTCTATTTTTCTGGACATTGCCGCCATTAGCGAATAAGCCTTGGAAAAATCTTCCACTGTCTGTCCTTACAGAGGGAGGTGGTGCTGCTGACCCACCTTGGGCTACTGTAGCAGCCGGGTTACCACCGCCAAATAGACTACCGATAGCATTTGTTGCAAATCCACTTAAACCTTCCGCTATTGGATCAGATATTTGTTTCTGGATCATTGTTCTAGCGATCTGGTCAGCCAATGCAACAAAGGCGTCTGAAAGAGACTCAACATCCATAATCACATCTGTGATAGAGTTAGAGAGGTCGCCTCTAATGGCGTCTGCAACTTCTTTTGCATCACGCTCAATTTTACTCATCGGTATTTCAATTTTTCCTAAATTTTTCTCTAACTCATCAACCTCTTTATTGCTTTCTCTGTAGGCTTCCATAGCTTGTTTTTCTAAAGATATGGTTCGCTCTTTTGATAGGTTTAATTCTTTAATCCGTGCTAATTGGTCAGCGAGTTCAAATGCAGCAGATACTTGAGGATCAATTTCAGCTATAACTCCAAACTCATCTTGAAAATCTTTAACTTGCTGAGAAAGACTTTTTGTATTATTAGCAGCCTCTTCTGATTGCATAACATAGTTTTCCATAAACTCTGTTATTGCTTTGTTTCTCTTTTCAAGATCTTCAGGATATAATGTTTCAAATGCTTTGCCTACTTGCGTAGCAGCATCCGCAAGCTCTAAAGAAGAGGCTATTTCTTCGTTAAAGTTACCAAGCGTCCTAATAGCTTCACTTTGATCTTTTATATTCTTTATAGCTTCTTTATCAACACTGTTAGATTCTAGTCGCTCCATTCTGTAAAAGAAAAGCGCTCTCTCTGCTTTTTCTGTTTGCTCTCTTACGCCAGAGTAACTTCTTGTGAGTGATCTCAGTGTTTTAAGCTCTTGCTCCAAACTTCTTTGGACGGGGCCGCCCATTTGTCCGAAACTACCCCTTTTAGCAGATTGTATCTTGTTTCTTATCTCCTGCATCCGAGCTTCTATGCTTTCAAGCTCTTTTATATCTGATTTTCCTTCAGAAACTATCCCTTCGAGAGCATCTTTGCCGAGTTTTGTAATATCTTCATTAAGGCTTGGCAGAAGATTAACCCAATCTTTAGTTGCTGCTTTTGCTTGTTTGGTATTGCTAGTAAAAATAGCGATAGCAGATGCTACGGCAGTTACCGCAGCTATAGGCCAAGCAACACGTGATATAACAGCAGATAATGCTGTCATGTTACCGATCAAAGAAACTGTAGCAGCGTTAGTCGCAATAATTCTTCCTGTTAAAGAAGTTATTACTGCTACCAGAGAAGATAAAATTTTAACGGATTGGGCAGCAACAAGCCCAAGTCCTGTTGCTCCTAATAGCTTTACTAGAGTAACAATGTGATCTAAGTTTTTAGCGACTGTTGCCATAAACTTGGAGATCATTTGAACAAAAGTATCAAACCCTTTTTGAAACTCTGAAGAACCAACAGCTTTTGCTAACTCATTGATTGCAAGAGAAGCGCCGGGAAGACCTTGATCTTGTGCCATCAAATCAAAGAAAGACGTTCTAAGTCTGTCGATGGATGCTGCTAGTTTATTTGCTTGTTTTGTAGCCTCAAAGCCAAACACTTTCTGGAGTTGTCGCCCAAACTTAGGTAACACTTCATCTGATAGAAGTTCACCGTTCTCCATCATTTTAAAGAGTTCTTGTGTACCCACCCCTAAGGATTGGGCCATAATCTGAATAGAACCCGGCATACGCTCACCGAGCTGTTGCCTGAGTTCCTCAGCAGAGACTTTACCCTTAGACATCATCTGCTGTAGCGCCTTCATAGCGCCTTCTGTCTCTGGAGCAGTCAAGCCCATAGCTCGTGATGCTTCAGAAATCCCCGTAAATATAGTCTTTAATTCTTGGCCAGTGATGCTTGTACCACGAGCAGCAGCAGAGAATTGTGCCATTTGTTTTGCTACTGCGGGTAAAAATAGCCCTAGACGCTCTGACTCTTCTCGAATAAACGCAAGCTGCTCGGCAGCGGCTTCGCTGCTTCCTGCGGCGACTCGCATAGTAGCTTCAATGTTATTGAGCTGAGTTGTGGCCGTTCCGATTTGACGTGCAAGTGAGCCGAAAGTAAGACCACCTAATCCTACACCAAGAAAGCTAAAAGTCCTTGTAAGCCTTTTTGAAGACTTGGACATTTTATCGGTGGCGCGAGTAGCCTTTTTAGTGTCTTTCTCATACTTGCTGACTTTACCACCAGCTCGTTGGGCAGCCACGCCCATGTCTCTAAGACCTTTTACAGCCTTATCGACGTCCCTTGCGTCTACCTCAATCTGTATTCTGCCGACTTCTGCCACTTCGCTTTTTCCTTCTATTGGCTAGAGCCTTGAATTGACTGCTAACCTTATCTGCGATTTTCTCTCTGTCTAGTTCTTCAGGATCAACCCAAGGTGGAGGACAGTTATTCTCCTTAGCCTTGTGCATCTGATCCAAGTAGGCAGTGGATAGGTGTCTTAGTGCGTAGACTTCTTGAGGTTCAAGCTCTAATCCCATAAGATCAGACCAAGACTTTATGTTGGCCCAAGTTAGGGCTTCTGCGCCCATGCCTGATGCTGTTATAGGGCCAGCCTCAAAGAGCCATTGAATGATGTAGAGAAGTGGCCCCGGCTCAGGCTCAGGGCCATAATAAAAGTCTTCTCTAGGTCTTGTCTGTTCTTTGGGTGGAGTAGCTAGGTAAGACCTAAACCTAACGTAAGTTTCTGCTACTCCGAGCTGTTCGTAAAAAAATTAGAGCGGTCGCCTTGAAACTCGTCAACCTGCTCTGCAACCCAAGGGTACTCGGTGTACACCTTACGAACATTCTCTTCTTTGAATTGAAGTTTCCCTTCGTCCTCAATGTTACCCCAGTCAAGGGTCAACGCCACACGCGTTTCCATTGCCTCTTTTTCAAGCGTGTCAATATCAATGTCTGAGACATTACGCTTACCACGAAGAAGACGCTGAATCTGTGCTCGACGTTGCTTTGCCAACTTAGAATCTGGCCCTGCCATTTTGATCCAAGCGTCAGTATCTACACCCGAGATTGGGTGCTTTAGATAAAGAACTGCGCCTTCGTTGGAACCCTCTACTGAATTAAATTGTGATAGCTTCATAGGTTAAGACCCCCGGTCTTAGTTAGCTAGTGTGAACTTAAACTGCGGCTACTTCGATGATCTCGTCGGTGATCTCGATAGTAACGCTTGCGGTGGTGATCTGGTCAACCGTGCCGACGTTGGTCGTGTAGCTCAAGACCTGCGCTTGGAAGTAAAGCTCGGTGCCATCCTGAAGGGTGACGTTGAAGCTGAAGTTCTCGTCGCTGTCAAGAGCG